AAACGCTTTTGCTGCAAACGATACAAACGTTGTATCAACCTGGTCTGCTATTTGGTCATACAATTTAGTTACGCTGTCTTTGTCCCACGCAATAGTTCCGTTTGCGATATCATCTGCAAGGATAGGAAACGCACTAAAGTACACAGAGTCAGTGTCGCCATAGATAACAGCTTTGCCAACGTGATCGTATTCGCCTGTAATTGTCTTGTTCACTTCTGCTGACATGTGCTTAACGATTTGTCTACCTGTTAGTGTAGTTGATTGACCAATTCGCTTGTCAAAGAATCGGCAGCCCGGATTCAAGATAGCACCATACAGTGAGTTCAAGTTAATCTTCTTAACCAACTGTCGCTTATCCCAAAACGCTTTTTCAGTTGCGTTGCCTGCTTCTTCAGCTTTCTTCTTCATTGCTTGCAGTTCTTTACGTTCTGCATACCAGCGCTTCAAGATACCTGGGATAACGCCTTCAAACTCTGTTGTAAAGATTGTGCCGTTAGCTGAAATCATCCACGGCATCTGGCTGTCGAAAATCAGCTGATGCACTTCTGCGCCACTCAGTACGTCAGTTCTACCATCTTCCCAATCAACATTGATAGCAACGTCTTTGCGCTTGTCCATAACAGCTTCGTATTCTATAGTACCGAACCGTCCCTCCCACGCACCAGCAAATGACTTCTTCTTAAGAGTCATTTCTTCGTGCACCATAGCATCAGTCATATCAGGACGCAGTTGGCCTATAATAGTCTCTGGTCCCATATTCAACGAACGAATTACACTTGGATATAGTGAATTTAAGTCCATTGAACCTATCCACTTGTGCAACCCTTTCTTTGGAAACGCCACGTATGCACCTGCTGCTTGAGTTGCACTATCGTCGTACTTGGTACGATTCGGCACCTGCAAGCCTCTGTGGTGCGCTTCGTTGATGATTGCTTGTTCAGTTAGTGCAACGGCACCCATAGTAGTTTGGAGCAAAACGGTATTCGAGTGAGCAAGTTCGTTACTCAAGTCGATAAACTTTAGCTTCTTGTCCAGCTTGTCCAACAGTGCCGTGTCCTGAATGTTGTATTCAATAAACTTTCTAAAGTCATTGTTGTATAGCTGATCAAGTGTGCCTTCGTAAACAGTTTTATTTTCACCTACTTCAATCTCACCGATAGCATCCAGACGATATGTATGACGCTCTTCGTACGTAAACTTGCGGTATAGCTGTAAACTATCTAAGTGAACACGACCTACTAGGTCAAATGTCTCAGAAGTCTTGCCATAACGCTCGAACTCTCTGCGCCTAGGTAACTGATCCCACAAGCAGAACCTGCGCGTATCATTCTTGCTCAGCACTCTAGCAACACGGTTTACAGTGTAGGGTATATCATAGCCCTCACTGTTCCACCCGCTTAAAATGTCGCTGTCTTCGATAACAGTTAAGAACGTGTCCAGCATATCTGCTTCTTTATGAAACAGCATAACATTAGGAATATCACTAACGAGTTCTGTAGCTTGGTCCATAGTAAGTGTCTTTGGAGGTACAGCCAGACATATCATAGTCTCCATCCACTGCAAGTAGATAGATATACTGGTTATGCCCATAAACGGATCACTCGGATCAGCGAACCCTCTTTCTGGATCGAAGTCCGTCTCAATGTCGAAGAACGCAATGTTTAGCTTTGGTGCGTCTTGGTTGAGATAGTTTTCTGACAGACATTGGAAGATAGGATTAACATCAGACTCAAACAGTTTCTTGTCTCTGTTAATTGCTACTTCTTTGCGGAATTCTTTGGTGTTTTTACAAACTATCCTTTGGAGTGGGTCTCCGAAAATGCTTTTGTATCTGCCCTTTGGGTCAGTGTGATAGAATGTGTATTTTACTGGGTATTCTTGAAATTTGCGAACGCCATCATGTCTTTCAACGACTTTGATAGTGTCTGCATCGCGATCAAATATCGCGTCGACGTATGACATTAGTGTTGCTCCTCATTTCTGATCTTTGCTACTGCTTCGTGTTCGTATGTTGCTATGATGCATTCTCGAATGCATCCGTTAGGGTGAGGACAATCGCTGCATTGGTCAACGGCTTCGTCAGGCTCGTCCAACCAGTCGTAGGTGGGTGTATTCATTTTCTCTCCTCTCGTTATTATTTGGTTAACGGTACCTTCTGCATGTTCGTAAAGTGAACGACTCTTAGATACTTATTTTGGCTGATTCTTAATCATATACATTGTGACTTTTGGATCGTCAACAACGAGTATATCTTTAGGGTACAGCAATTTCTCACTACGACGGCCATTGCGTCCGATAACTTCAACAGTTACCATTTTAGGACTAAGTTTTTTAACGATTGCAACTTCTAATCGTCGCCTGCCGTCTGGCACTACTGCTGTATCCTCGACTGCTATTTTACTACCAAGTATGTCTTTGTGTTCTGGAATTGATTCTGGCATTAAAATATAAGTCCTAGGATATAGATAATCATAAGCCCACCGTTTACTACGATGAGACTTTTCTCCTTCCACAAACAAGCGACGAGCGTCCACATTCCGCTGCTGACAACAAATGCCACAACATAGAATGGATAGATGTTGAAAGCAGCTAGTATAGACGAGGTTAGCAGCATAACAGTTGCTAACCAAGCTAGTTTCTGGTAAGGTTTGCCAGTAGGATCTGCTACTGGTTCTTCTGGGGGTTGCATTATTTGTCTACACCGACAGTTGTAACGATAGTCTCTAAATCGTCAAACTCGTCGTAATGTCTTTCCCAATCGCGGTTCTTGGCAATCTTAATTGCTTTGTTGATCAACGATGGTTTAACATCGAGCTCTTCTGCTGTTGCTTTTACTGTGTCCTTGAGTCCTTCCTTGAGGTCCTCGATTTCTTGCAGTACAGTTACGCCTTCTTGTACTAATTTTTCTAGTTTTGCTTTTTCTTCGGGACCATAGGTACGATCGCTCATATACTCTCCTTTGTGTTAAGTTATTGTTTATTATAGGGTTTTTCTGCTAGGCTGTCAACCGGAAAATACCTTTTTATTGTCAAAGGCACGATGCCATTTAAAGACCCGAGCTTTGTAATCACTTTGGTCATCACTAGATAGATTTATCCAATTTTCTTTACAAGCTAACAATTTCTGGACACCTGCTTCCCAGTCCGTGGTTTCGATGATGTGTTCTAACTTTTTCTTAGCAAGCTGAGCATCGGCAAGATTATCAAAGTCCTGCTCAATGTGCATTACTTCTATGCAGATTGTTTGATCTACATAGTCTAAGGAAAAGTCAATACCCCACTTGGGTTTGATACTAAGTAGCTTATTAAGAATGGGGCGTTGTTCTGCTACTTCTGCTATACGCTGTCTTGCTTCGCCAGCAAAGGCACAGCGGTATAGTAGCATACAATGATCCAACACTAATCCCTTTTCTGAGTTTTCAGCATCTTTGTACCAAGGGACAGCGGGAGCAATGTGATATTGTATTTCTCGATCCAGTGTCACTCCGTTTACAACGTAGTGTAGGTACTCGAGTTCTGTGGGGACTTCGTAGCCGTCTTTGTCGAAGTCTCTAAAAGGAAGTGTTCTAAGATGTTTATAGGACAAAGGTGCTGTTAAATATGGATTAGTTTCAAACGTGTTGTCTAAATTAACTAATTTCATTCAGCGCCTCCTTTACTTACTGTTATTTAATCTACGATACAGATCGTTCTTGATCGAACTTTTGTCACTTTCGTTTGCAATTGGCCTAGAATAGGTTGATTCACCTATGTTTTTCTTTTCTGCTTTCTTCATTAATTGCTGAAATTCTCTGCCCAGTTCAGAATCGTTTGATATTTTGGTTAATGCGTTTTCGTACTTTGCAAGTGTTTTAGCTAGTTCTGGAGATAGTTGCTTGCCTGATGCTGGGTTACTTTTATTACTAGCCTTGCCAGTGTTGTCGCCACTGCTCTTTTTGTCTTTTTTGTTATTCCCAAACGCTCCTTTCAAGGCACCGATATTATTATAGTCTTTCTTGCCAGCTTCCCAGTCTTTCTTCATCTGGTCCCACTTAGGACCTTCTTCAATACTGTCGTCGTCGTTCTCGGTGCTGCCTACTAGTTTGCCGTGTGTAACGTTTTTCTGTTCACCACTTTTAGAAGGCTTTGATTTGCCAACCTTGTCCTTGCCTTTGAGCTGACCGGCTTTACCTTTCTTGTAGCCTTCTGACATTGGTATGCCAGCAAGTGCTGCCATTTGTCTAGCTTCGTCCAGCATCTCTGGATTTGATTCGCGCCTAGGAGCATTGACTCCAGCAAGTGCTGCCATTTGTGCTGCTTCGTCCATAGGCTCGCCTGCTACTGGTGTAGGAGTTGGTGCTACAGGAGCAGCACTTTCTGATACTTCCTCTCGCGGAGTTTGCCCATTATCACCTTGTGCAGCTCGCCTTAGCATCTCAATATCTCTATTGCGATCACTTGGCTCAATTTCGTTTAGTGCGTGTTGTAGTTTATGGAAGTCCATCTTTATACTCGTCGTCTATTTCTGTGAAGCCAACTTTATTAGCTTTTAAGAATTTCTTAAAGTCTTCGCGTTCTTCTTCGCTGTAGAATGCAACCATCGCGTTGTCACCTATCTTGTTATAGGTAGGATCTGTTGCACGATACTCTTTCATTAGTGTACTGAATTCGTACGGTGACATCTCGACGTTCAGCACTCTAGCATTAGTGATCAATGTTTCTACTAAAAACATGTAGCCGCGCATCTCTTCACTCATATCATTTGTGTCCTAGATTTGGGTTCCGTGTTAACTTAACGTTGTCGCCACTTAATTTCGGGTTGTTTTTTATGATCTTATGTCCGGCGTTTGAAGCAGCTTGAGCATCTTTAAACTCAACCGCCTGGCCGTTCTTCCACCAAACTTTGTCATTTATTGCAAGGTAGTAAGGACTTGCTTTTTTTGCCTTTTGTCTGTCAACAAAGGCCTGGTCACCGTCGTCGTCAATGCCACGGTCTCTAGCACTTGGCTTCCCGCCTGGTCGACTTCTGCCGCCTGTGAATGTACCGTAGGAATCGTAATCTCTACTAGCTTCTACTATGCTATCCTTTTTTTTAGCATCTAGCTTGCTGCGTAGACTCTGTACATACGGATCGCTGGTTTCTTTAAACTTGCCGTATTTTTTAGTTTCACCTACTGCAATTTCACCTGGCCCAGCAGCACCTAGTTCGCCACCTTCTTGTTCAAACTTGATCTTGTATTCTAAGTCGTGATAAACAGCACCCATGTAATCTGCTGCTTTGGTAATCTTTGCAGCTTGCCACGCTTCGATGCCGTTTGGATCTGTTACTTGCTTCATCATCTCGTGTAGTTTGATCGAGTATTGAGCAATTTTATACAATTGCGATCTAGCCATTTGCAGCTCGTGATCTGCTTCTGCAGATGCTGCCTGGTCTGCTAGACCTTCGTTTACTTTCTTGTTCTTAGCCATGTGTCATCAAGCTCCTAATATTCTTATTTATCGTTTAACAGGCTTGCTGCCCATGATATTGTTATCAACGTCTAGTGCGTTTTTCATAGTGCCGTCTTTATTGTACACAGACGACTTCTTCTTTTTCTTTTCTGGAGGGTTAGCAATGCTCGCAACAGCGCCTGCACTCGTAGCACCTGCACTTGCTGATTCGTAAATGTCTTTATAATATGTTTTTGGAAATGCGTGTACTAGCTCCAACAGCTCTTTTACCGGAACGTCGGCGCGCATTATACTAACTGAGTTTCGTGTATTTGCTGCTGCTAGCCATCGGTGATGTCCGTCAATAATATAATCGTCTGAGCTCGCAATAACAGGCTTTTCGTTCTTTCTTTTTAGAAGGGCTTTCATGACACCTTTGTCACTAAACTCTTTTTGTATAGGCTTTAGTTGGCTTGCTGGCACACGGCCGCGACTAATAGTGACACCGTTCTCTTCTAAGTATTTAAGAAATTCTGGATAGTCGTGTTCTTTAATCTGCGGCATCTTCTTGCGTGGAATGCCAAGAGTATCTGAAGCACCTGGCTTCTCGATCTTTAATTCGTCTATTATATTCTCGTCTAGGTCAGTTAATTTCATTTGTTGCTTCCTGAACGCAATGTAGGTGGCTTCCCGTCTTTGTCTACTTTGTTACCAAATTTTGCAGCTTGAACTTTTACTTCGTCTGTGTCGACATCTTGTGTAGTATTTACACCTTTAACGATCCTGCCCACTCCTTCTGTAATTTCGTGCATCTTCATTTCTTACGGCCTCGAAACCCAGGCTTTTGATTGAGTGCACCTGTCATGTACGGTTGTGAGAACCAAAGTTCAAACCATTCCGGTGTTCCTGGTTTGATATTGTTTTCTTTTTCTTTCTTTTTGATTTCACTAGCAGTCTTAGACATGTTTTCAAGAGTGTCTGGATTATACGCTGTATAGCCTTTGAACTCGTTAATACCTGCTAACTTTTTGAGGTGATCTAGTTCATCCATAATCTTATACCCAGTCTGTACCAGGCTCCCATGCTTTGCATGACCAGTAACCTGCTGTGGTCTTATCCTTCTTTGACGAGCAATTGTGACGACTGTTAAAGTTTTCTCTTGACTCTTTGTCATCACGCTGGATCGGCATGTCTGGGTCACCAAAGGTTACCTTTACTACATTACCTTTGTCGTTCTTAACATATACTTTAAATGCGTGATCTTCGCCACTAACTCTAATAGGACTATCAAGGGTAACTTTTTCGCCTTGGTACTCGGCTTCGTAAATGCTTTCTTGTGGTTCAGGTTCCTTGTCTTTAACGCCCATGCCATTACGAACTGCCGTGAATAACTTTTCTGCTAGCCTCGGGTCAGGAACGCCTTGAGTAAATACTTCTAGATTACCTGTCGCTGCTGCTTCTCGCATCTTGCTTGCGCTCATTCCTTCAGCACCTGCTGCATCTGGATCTCTGCTGCCGGCGTTTACAATTTTAATACTGTTAAAACTGTATTCAACACCGTTGTATTTGTTTAGTAGTTCTTCGAAGCTCTCGACACGGTCTGATCCTGCTACGTAGATGATGTTGTCGTAACCCATGTTATCTAATTTTTGAAGTGCTTGAATAATAGTACGAACGTTTTGGTCGCCTACTGTTACTTGAGGGAAAAACTTTTGTGCGAATTTAATCTTAGTAGCAAAGTCTAACGGATCTGTTTTTGGTTTTTGTGTTTGACTTAAAAATACATACGGATCCCCTGGTAGACTTTTAATTTTGTCTACTAACTTTTGGTGACCTATAGTTGGAGGATTCATACGACCAAATGCAAATACCGCAGTCTTTTCTGGTGCTTCGAACAACTCTCTCAGAAACATTAATACTCTCCCTGTTCTATATTCTCTGTTTCTTCAGATTGAATACGATCTATTAAGTTAGACCGATGCTCGTCTGTGAACATTTTCTTAGTTGACTTAGGGAGATCAAACTTCTTGCAATATATATCAACAGCTCGTTCGACCATAGGTTGTACAGCTTTCTTAAAGTCAACTTTCTTATTAGCTTGCATAGCATCTGCAATTTTGGCCATTGTAGGAAAGTACATTCTGCGATAAAACATTGGGTCGTTTTTCATAAACACGAATAAGTCTTCTACAATATCAAAAGGAAGGTCTTCGCTTTCTTCAGTCGATACTTCAATTTCAAAATCTTCGTAACCCATTTCAAACAGCTTATCAGCAAGTGTTTCAGCAAATGCGTCTGACTCTTGTTCTGTTAGTTGACGATGTAATTGCACTCTTAACACTTGCTCGTCGGCGTCTGTTTCAAATAATACGTACTGAGTTTCGTCTTCTAGCAGACCAACTTTAGCAGAGCTTAAAACACTTTCTACTAAATGATCCTCAAGTTCGTAATCGCGTGTTATAATACTTACAAAATGTTCCATGTGCTACCTTAGTGATTAAGCAAAATTCTATCTACTGTACCTTCAGTGTAGTCGACCTTTGCCCTAATCCACACGTAGTTTCCGGTAAAGTTTGAAATGTTGCTTCTGGTAGTTAGGTTGTCGCCGTCTAAAGGGTAGGATTGTTCGTAAACAGAGAACCAGTCTGCTTCGCCTGGTTCAGCGGCTAATGTTGCTTGGATTGTTACAGTTCCAGCGAGATCAGTAACGGAGTACTGAACAGTATGAATACCGTCACTACGACCATAAAAACCGTCACCTTTGAATTTATCGCCAGTGACGGTTTCTGGATCTAGATTAGCACTAGAATGTGAGGTTTGACTTAAAATTATTTCGCTGTTTGATGACATACAGTTATTTATCTTTGTCAGCAACGTATACTAATTTATCAACCCTCCCCACTTTTGACAACATCAGCGATGCCAGAGACATCACTTTAGCGTCTCGGAAGTACACATGTCCAGATAGTCGATACCGGCGGTTGGCTCGAATATGCGACAGTGTCTTTTTAGTTGTCTTTGCTAAATCTGGGTTAGCTTCTGCCCAATCAGCAAAGCCTGGGTCTACTTTGTCGTAAGGACGAAGTGTGACTTTGTACTCGTATTTAGGTGGTGTCTTAACTATGATTACATTTGGGTCGTCCATGAACTCTTCGCTTTCTTTTCTAGGCTTCCATAGCTCTCGAGGGTTATCTGCTTTGTTCTCTAACTTTAACAGCCAAGCCCAGTCATTTGAAAACACAGAAAGAGTTAATCCTTCGGCTCTTGTACAGTAATCGTGTGCTTTTACAAGCTCTTGATAAATGCGCTTTGCATCGTAGAAGTCTTCCTTTGAAACAGTTTTGTTAAGAAACCCGGTATACAAGACTAGCGATGTTTCGCCGTCGTCTACCTGACGTTGTAGTCTGTCGAGATTTTCTCTCAACTTCGACAGTGTTCTGGGATTTATGTGTCTAGCTAACGCTGTTCGTATAACCAGCTTGTACTTATACCGGTTATAGAACAGCTTCCTAGTTTCAAAGTGCTTCAATGGTCTCTCCGGACGCACATACCAATACGATTTCGCCTTCCTTCGCATCGATTGTAAGGTTGCCGCCGTTGCGCAGATCACCAAACAACAGTTCACGCGATAGCTTGCGTTTGATGTCCCGGTCAATTACACGCTGCAAAGGACGAGCGCCCATACTAGGATCAAAACCTTTGTCAACCAAGTAGTCAAGTGCTTCGTCGGTAACGGTAATAGTAACACCTTTGTCTGCTACCATTTCCTTGAGTTCGACAAGGAACTTGCCAACGATCTTCAACATAACTGGCTTGCCCAGCTTGTCAAACTTGATAGTACCGTCCAAGCGATTGCGGAACTCTGGAGCAAAGAATTCATTGAACGCTTTGTCATCGTATCCAACTTCTTGGTCTTCGTTGAAGCCAATTGCGTTTTTCTCTGCGTCTTTAGCACCTAGGTTAGTAGTAAGAATCAATACGCAGTTGCGAGCATCTGCTACCTTACCGTTTGATCCAGTGATCTTGCCGTTGTCCATGATCTGTAGCAGGATCTGGCTCACGTCAGGATGTGCCTTTTCGATTTCGTCCAACAACAACACGCAGTTTGGGTTCTCTTGCAGTTTGGTAATCAAAATACCTGCGTTGTCATCGAAACCAACATATCCAGGAGGTGAACCGATCAGCTTGCTTACTGAGTGCTTCTCTTGGAATTCACTCATGTCAATGCGTACAAGTTCAACGCCTAGCTGCGTTGAAAGCTGCTTAGCGGTTTCTGTCTTACCAGTACCCGTTGGGCCCATGAATACGAAGCTGCCAATAGGCTTGTTCTCAGGCTTTAGTCCTGCTTGTGCTACAAGAATCTTGTCAACGATATCTTCAATTGCTTGATCCTGGCCGTAGACTTCTGCTTTCATGTTCTTTTCAAGATTCTTAAGACCAGCAGTCTCTTTCTCAGCTACGTTCTCAACTGGCAGATCAACCATCTTAGCAAGTTCAAACTGAATTTCTTCTTCAGTGACAACTCGCTCAGTGCCTTCTGGCTTGAGGTTAAAGCGTGAACATGCAACATCAATCAAGTCAATTGCTTTGTCAGGCAGCTTCTTGTCCGTCTGGTACTTAACACTTAGTTTTACCGACGCCAAGATAGCGTCGTCTGTGATTTCAGCACCGTGGTACTCTTCGTAATACTTTTTCAATCCAGTAAGAATCTCAACCGTAACCGCCTCACTTGGCTCGTCTACAGTTACACGCTGGAACCTGCGCATAAGTGCACGGTCTTTTTCAAAGTACTTGCGATACTCTTCCCAAGTAGTAGAAGCAACAACTTTTAAGTTGCCTTTGGATAGAGCAGGTTTAAGCATGTTTGCCAAGTCGTTTGACTTATCACTACCACCGGCGCCAGCGCCGTTCATCATGTGTGCTTCGTCAACAAACATGATGGTCTTGCCTTTCTTGGAAAGTGCTTCAAGTACCAACTTAAGACGCTCTTCAAAGTCGCCTCGATACTTAGAACCAGCAAGCATTGAGCTGATATCCAGGTTGTAAACTTCATACTCTTTTAAGAACTTTGGAACATTGCCGTTAACAATGTTGAAAGCCAAGCCTTCAGCAATGGCAGTTTTACCTACGCCGGGATCGCCTACTAGCAGCACGTTATTCTTTGAACGCCTGCCCAACGATAGTGCTACACGGTCTAGCTCTTCGGAGCGTCCGATAACCGGATCAACACGGTTTTTCTTAACTTCTTCGTTGAGATTAGTAGTGAATTGCCCAAGTGCTTTTGCACTGGCCCCGCTCATTTCCTCTGCTTCGCCTTCGCCTAGTTCTGCATTCATGTGCTCGGCAAACTTGTCTTTCTCGATGCCAGCTTTGCCAATCCAGTACGCACTAATTGACTTTTTCTCACTCATTATGCTGATAAACACATCGGGCAAGTTGATGTCAGTGCGGCCGTTAAATAGAACCTGCGTAAACGCACGGTTAAGAACACGCTCAACAGCTTGTGTTTTCTTTGGCTTTACGTCAGTTGTGTTGCATTTTAGTTCTTCGCAACCAGTTTTTAGATGAGTCTCTAAGTTGGTCCTAAGAAACGCCGGGTCAGCACCAAAGTTTTTAATAACTTCTTCTAACGACTCTTCACACATCATTGCATGTAACAAATGCTCAAGGGTGACATATTCGTGCTGTAGTTTTCTAGCATCGGACATTGCCTTTTCAAATACTAGCTGTAATTCTTTGCTTGGTTCAACCATGGATTCGTTTCCTTAGTGTAGTACGTTTCTTTTTTGCACGGTCCAGTCTTAGTTTGCTTACTCTGTCAGTGAATTCAATACCGTTCAAGTGATCAAATTCATGCAGGAAGCATCTTGCATCAATATCGTATAATTCTATTGTACACTCTTTTCCGCTTGTGTCAAGATAAGTTGCAACAATTCCTTTAGGTCTTTTAACCTTTAGAATAAGCTCAGGAAAGCTAAGGCAGCCTTCGACGTCGTCACTGGTGTTTACGCTTACTTTCTCAATTGTTGGGTTGATCACAGCAAACGGTTCTTTGTTGGTAAGCAGATACGGCTTCATGACAAATATCTGCGCATCTAGTGCCACTTGGTTTGCACTGAGGCCCATACCGCCTTCTACTTCCATAAGTTCGATCATCGTTGCTTCAATGTGCACAGCATCGTGTTCGTCGAAGTCAAACGGTTTCACGGACTTTTGTAGCCACGGATCAGGTGCTTTTACTAGCTGCATTTCTATAACTCCTTATCTGATCTAATAATTCTTGGTCTTTGATCTTTGTGATCTCTGGTACTATGTGTATATACAGTGATCCACGTTTATGTGTTGCAGCATTTGGCATTCCGTACTCTGCAACACTAAACTTTGTGTCTGTTTTTGTGCCTTGCGGGATTTTCAATTCAATGTGTTTGTTGTCTAGGGTTTCTATTCTGATTTTAGTACCAGTAATCATATCTAGTGCGTTGAGCTTGTAGTATAGCACAAGATTGTCGCCTTGTCTAGTCCAATTTGCCTCTTCTCGCACAACTATTTTAACCAACAGATCGCCTCGCGGACCCGGAACAGAGTTGTCACCCAATCCTCTATATCGGAGGACCTGACCTGATTGTATCCCTATGGGAATTTTAAGCTCAACAGTCTGCTCTTCTCCGGATGCTACGCGATACGATGCAAGCATTTCTTTACCAGTGATAACATCGGCTAACGCAATCGTTACAGATATTGCAGTATTACCGTTTCTGCGCACACGTTGTCTAAAGAACCCTTCGTCGAAGTTGTGGTAAAAATCTCCTGATCTAAATCCCTGTTGTGGATTATCATATTCTGCACGTTTTGATTCGTTGCCTAATGTTTCATATGCTTCGTTTATTGTTGTAAGAGTCGAAGCGTCGCCACCACGGTCAGGGTGATGTTTCATAGCCAGCTTGCGATAGGCTTGTTTGATTTCAGTTTGTGATGATGTCTTATCGACACCTAATACAGAATAGTAGTCCATGCAATTACTTATCCATGGACTATTTTAGAAAGAGATTATGTGAAGTTACTTCTTGCTCATCCAAGCAGTCATACCCATAAAGGCACCTGGGATACTGGCCATAGCAATGTAAAACCAGTCAAGCATAGGAATAATCGTTTCGATGCGTGATTCACCTACGCTTGGGTGGAACAGTAATCCTGTTACGCCAATAATAACAATAATAGCAGTCCATGCCATCTTGCGCTGTGCATCTTGTTTTTGCAGTGTGGCTTCTAGCTGTTGATTCTTCTGGTACAGTTCGAACTCTTTAGTAGATAGCTCACCAGTACCGTCTTTGTCGAATTGTGCCATTTTATCGTCCATGTTATGCCCTCCTAGTATAATACTTATAGGGCATTTCTGTAAAATTAAACTCACACTTTATGCGACTATAGGTAGCGGCCTAGTTCGCAGCGGTAGTGAGCAACCGACACAGCCCGGGTGTAACTATAACGGTCCCAAGTGATGTGTTCTTTTAATCTTCATTTTCGTCTTTGCCATTTGCCTTTTTGATTTCTTCGTTGGCGTTGTCTATTGTTTTGTCAGCTTCTTCGTAATACTTTTTGTATGCCGCTATGATTGACTGCTGTTGTTGTATATAGCCTCTGACGTCGGCTAGATTTAGACTAATGCGTTCGTATCCGTTTGCAGTTAATCCAAGTAAGACTACAGCATTGTTACCTTTTTCTATTTCTGCAAATACTTCTTCTGCGTTTTCCGGAGTAATAATAAACCATTCAAGCTCACGCATACGGATTTCGTCTGCTTCCGGTAGTACCAATTCGGGCTTAGGTACAGGTGTATACGACGCTTCGATATCCTTTACGAACCACTTACAGCCAGTTAGAGAAGCTACAAATAGCACTAACACAAGTATCTTAATTGCGTTCATCTGCTTTCTCCTTGTACATCCACGGGCACTCGGAGTTCGCGGCCCTTGGCGTTGCTGCGTTCTTCTCTGCTTCTGTAAGCTCTGCGCCACTTAACAGTTCAAAACACCTGCCTGCCTTTGCTGTTGCGTTGTTAATAACACGTTCTACAAGGCCCGGCTTGTTTGCTGCTAGAACGCCTAGTTCGTGCTTCTCTAGTTTGCGGGCCAGGTCGTTCTTTTGCGATCTAACTTCTGCGAATTCTTTGTTTAAAGTAGACATACGTCTGCCGGCTGAAGCGACATCAGCTTCTAAGCTATCAACTGCTGCCTCACTTAGTTCAAGTGATTCCTCAAGTTTTGCGTTGTTCTTGGTTAAGGTTGAGATTGTAGCTTGACTGTCGGTGTAATACCAATATCCGAGTCCGCCCATCGCTAGAATTACTAAAAGCAATCCTGCTGATATTTTTAATCCGAGACCCATATTAATCTCCTAGTAGTTTTGCGATTGTGTTTGGTCCTACAATTCCATCTGCTACCAAGTTGTTTTTCTTCTGCCATCTTTTTACAGCTCTTGCAGTGCCAGGGCCATAAATGCCGTCGCTGGCAATGCCTAGTTTTTCCTGTACTAGAGCTACTGTAGGGTTTCTGCTTCCCTCTTTTAATACTACGTTCAAGTTAATTTCTGACGTTTCAAGATTGCCACCCAATACGTCAATAGCATGCAAGTAACGTACCTTTCTGTCGTCCAGTCCGTGAGTGCCGCCGTTGATACGCTTGCTCATTCCAACTATGTCTTGTCTGTCGCAATATCTGTTTAAGTTATTCTTCCTCCAAAACCAACATGCGCTTTCTAAGGCACCTTTACGGGTGCGTACATATTCAACTGCCCTGCGAGGAGTCATTCCTACTGATGCTGCAAATGCTTCGTAATTGTTAAATCCCGTGAGTTGCAGTATACCCCCGCCTCTGTACATCCAGCCCATGCCCGAATATACATTACCATTGCCCATGCGATTTGCATAGATTACATTAGCAATCTTTTCTGGCTGTCTGTGATATCTACTTGCATCTCGTCCTGCACGTTCGAAGTATTTTGGGAAGATTTTATTGAGCGCACTTGCTGAGTAGTTTAAGTTCTCAGTAAGCACGTTGAAGTCTCTGCTTTCATGACTACACTGCGCTATAAACCCAGCTACTCTTTCTACAGTGTTGATGTCATATTTCGGCAGGACTTCACACATTTGTTTGTACCAATCTGCTGCGTCGTTATTGCCTGCCAGCAGTTCTCTTACCATCTCTTCGGTAAAAGTAAACTCAAACTTGTCAAACATACTTGGTTTTTCCTCTTTTTTAGAGAATAACTCTTTCCAGAACCAGGGCATTTCCACCACTCTCGAATGTTAGCTTGTTACCGTACTTGGTAATATTGTAGTCACCTATGTACTTAGTGAGAAACATTATTTCTGCGAATCCGTTTGCGTTGAAGCTTTCACTAATATTATTAATTGTTGATTCAACAGGGCCGAAATCAACAAAATCAAAATGCAGGGGGTCTGCCCACTTCTTCTTGATAGTAATTGTTTCGTTCAACATGCTTACGTTGTCAACAAATCCGTGTTTAAAGAATTCTAAGAAACTGTCTATGTCACGGTTTGTAATCTTTGCGTTGTACTCATCTGCGTCTAGTGGCACTAATTCTTCTAATGCTTCTTCTGTAACATCATGTGAACGGAAGTTCTTGTGGTAACGAAACTTGATTTCGTCTAGTCCGGTAATCTTTCTTACACCGTCGCATATTTCCATGATATGTTCCGGAGCATCACTGGTTCTTTCCATTTCAACAAATACTTTAAAAGTGCCGTCGCTTTGTTCGCCAGGAGTTGCATCAGCGTCAAGTACAAAGCCGTAACCTTTTTCTAAGAAATTCATTAAATCGTTAGCTGCTTCTTTTTCTTTTACACTGAAGCTAAGTGTGATAATGTCTTTGTCATCGCCCATCTTTGATTTGAAGTTATCTACTTCAAAGATGTAATAAACTAAGTCTTTTAAGTCGCCTGGTCGAAGTCCCATTATTCTAGTGGCTCCTCTACCCCTGCGCCTTCTTCTGGACCTTCGCCTGCTAAGTCGTCAGCTGGCTGTGATTCTTGATCCGGGGGCACAATTCCTTCTACTTCATTTGCTTCTAGTTCTGCATCTACTTCGTCTTGGTAGCCTGCGTAGATATCGGCCATTAAACTCTTGGGCATTTGAATGCTTACGATCCAAACAGGGTGTCTGTCAAGTTTACCTTTTTTTGTACCTGGCCTAATATCTTGCGGGTCTTCAATCTTTCTAGGTTGGAGAACAAAATCTTTCTTATACTTTACTTTGCAGTCATAATCTACAAGACGTTTGCCGCCCATCGGGTCTGGCATATTGCCTCGATCCCATAAAAAAGCACATTCTACCCAGTGTCTGGTAATCTTAGGTCCATAGGCTAGCTCGCCGTCGAGCCAGTTGTCGTAAACGTAAATGTCAAGTTCGTCAATTACTCGTTCAAAGTCTTTTAGGATATTGAAGGAAGTGTTTGAGTTATAAATTGACTCTACGTTTTTAATGATGTCTAATACGTCTTGCATTTGTAGAATTCCATTAGCTGATTGTATACTTATTTATCGCCTGTTGTTTGTTAACGTTGTGTATTTAACGGTACTGTCGATCGGTAAATAATTATGTGAAAGCAGTACAATTATTGCTTTTACTCTTCAGCCCTAAGGAGGACACTTAATGGGTGCAAAACGAAATGCTTCCAAGAAGCATACCAACCGAAACTTCGACAACGTTGTCGAGATCAACCAACGCAAACAACAGCAACAAGTTCACATAGTTCCTAAGAACGTAGCTCAAGAAGCATATACACTTAAATTACTCGACGAAGATAAAAATATTGTCTTCGGTATCGGCCCTGCCGGTACGGGTAAGACCATGCTAGCCGTTCAGGCTGCTGTGAAAATGTTCAAGGCAGGCGACGTAGATAGAATCGTTGTCACGAGACCAGCTGTCGATACAGACGAAGACATTGGCGCGCTGCCGGGCACGTTAGAAGAAAAGATGGCTCCATGGATGAGACCAATCTTCGATGTATTGCGTGAATACTTTAGCTCAAGAGAGCTAGAAGGAATGTTACAAGAAGGAATTCTTGAGATAGCGCCACTCGGGTTTATGAGAGGCAGAACCTTTAAAAAGTCGTATATCATTGCAGATGAAATGCAAAATACGACACCTAGACAGATGAAGATGTTACTTACACGTTTAGGCGAAGGCTCATGTATGGCAGTAACCGGGGATCTAGAGCAAGCCGACCGTTCAAAAGATAACGGATTAATCAACTTTTTAATGCGTCTAGAATCGAAAAAACTAACCCATCTGGACATAGTCCGTTTTGCACAAGGAGATGTTGAAAGGCACGAAGCAGTTAAGGAAGTTCTTGAGTTATACGGGGACGAGTAGAAGAGGTAAAAACAGGAGCTTAATGCTCCTGTTTTACTGAGTCAAATCCACTAACACCTTTTAGTTGAAAATACGTAAGATACTTTTCCTTTTCAAACCAAAGAGTGATACAATAATGATTCGAATCCCAGACTACCTCACTTTTACTTTTGTTGTTTTTGCAAAACGCCGCAACCTTGTGCATTAGCCTTGACATCTCGTTGCCACTCTTACACTCAACTGTCATTGCGTTGCTACTACTAAATCTAGTGCCCGACTTGTCTGATATGTGCTTTAGTACCATTCTAATTCCTCCTTATGTTTTTACTGTCAACAGGTACAAGGATATGTCCCTAGGATCAGTAAAATGCATTTGCATACTTCGACTAGACACATCTATATCCCAGACAACATGATTAGAAGACGTTCTAGCTTGTGCCAAAAATTCATATCAAGTTGCCATCGGGGCGGTAATAGAATCCATTGGGTTGTAATCTACTAGTTTGTAATCACTGGTCTTTGTCGCTAGCAGTTCGTCTAGGTTACTAAATTTGGGCATTTTGAGTGTAGGCCCAGGGCGTGGCTTTCGCTCTAGTTGTTCGCGGACCTGCGCTTTATGATTATTATAAATGTGACAGTCACCGCCGGTCCAAATAAACTCGCCAACTTCTAAGCCTAGTATCTGTGCATAGATATGAATCAGTAAGCTGTAGCTAGCAATGTTAAACGGAACACCTAGAAACATATCTGCTGAACGTTGGTACAGTTGACAGCTTAGCTCACCGTTGGTTACATCAAACTGAAACATAGTGTGACAGGGAGGTAATGCCATAACATCAAC